AATCACTTTGTGCGGTATAGTATCCGTCAAAGGTGACCTTCATTTTGTCGGTATATGCTTCTACAATCTCCGCAGACTTTATAATCAACGCCTTGATTGAATTGAATGTTTCAATAGGATTGGCATCTTCAGAAGAAGAGCCTCCATCGTTTTTGCTTTTTTGCAGAACCACACTTGAGCCGCTGTCTGTGTTTACCGCATTCAAGGCCCAATTCAATTGCTGAACGAGCTGATACATATAACTCTGCATCTGTGCTATCTGCTCTTTGGAGGACTCTGCGGTTATGTTGGGGAGTCTTAAATCAACCGCCATTATGTATCACTCCCTTGCTCAAATGTCCTTGAGACGGAGAATATCTTTGCCTCGCCCACACCTACGATGCGGAGTCGGAAATGGTCGCATCTCTTCGGGCGAATCGGAATTGAGAACGAGCGGAGCGATGTGCCGGTAAGGCTGCATAAATGCTCCCATTCTCCGCATGAATCGTATTGAATGTAAAACATAACCCTTGAGCCAACCGCAAGAGACATTCTCATCACAAGACGAGAGATGTACTTGTTGTCTATGCTCATCTTTGAGCCGTTTTTCACATTCGGATCAGTGACAACACCTGTCTCTGCCATCCACTCGGTTGCCGATGTGTCTTGTGTTCCTGAACCGAGAATGGTTTTAATTTTTGCGGTTGAATGGTCGATATAATACATCTCACCACGGCAAGAGCAGAATGCATCAGCCCTTGTGTTGTCTTCCTTGTGCCATAATCCCTTTTGGGCATCCAACACAAACAGATACCATTGGTTGTCCTCCTCGGACATCATCGAAATGTAATACTTGTTTCCGTGAGAGCCGCCTACGGCACCGTTACGGAGCTTGTCGGTGATATTATCGTCAACGCCTGTGTAATGTATCTCTCCGAAGGCAGAGGATACCTCGCTGGGCAGAGAACCGTCATATGCGCAGACTCCGTTGCGAGACTTGTAGTAAAGCACCTCGTTTACAATGGCAAGTGAACGCCCTGCTCCCTTCATAACACCACGGCAGGCGGTCGTTTGAATCTGATAGTTCGCAGGGTAGTTGCCGTAAACCTTATGCAAGCAGTTTTCCTTGAAGAAGATTGGGTAACCAAGGTGTGTTATAGCTCCCGTCCATTGTCCGTCTGTGCCGCAGGATGCCACATAACTGTCCGTGCTTATTCCGGCGAATACATTCCAATTTCGGAAATCACCCTGCTTGCAAGCATATATCTCGTTCACCACAGAGCCGTTCACCAAGCCGTACTTGCAACCCCACAATCTATTCTCCGATTCGATTACAAAGTCAAGGTCGGGCATTAAACGCTTCACAGAGAGTGTCTCCGTTTTCGTTGTTGCGGCATCAAGGATACCCACAACGATGATGTAGTCGTTTGCACCGTTATTGGAATCGTGATATGCTCCGTACAAGAGGCTTGTCTGCCCATTGAGGTCTGCGAGCTGTGTCACGGAAATGCCGTTCAATGTAACGCCATCGCCCTCAGAAAATCCCGATGCGATGTTTGCGGCGGCAATCTTTACATATGTTGTTGCGACTTGTGTCCACATAGAGGATGCGGAGGAGTATTGCTTCAACGTGTGGGGAGTGGTGGATGTATCTATCCAATAATCTCCGTTGTTTGCATTACTCGGCTCTGATGCGCTTGTATATGTTATTGAATATGCCGTGCCGCTGATGTCGCACATAGTATATGTGACGGAAACTGACGTTCCTGCGGATGAGGGGAACATAGCCTCGATATTTCCGTAGTCGCTTTGATTAGCCGTGTTGATATATTTCTTATCCGGGAGAATGATTACATATGCACCCATCGAAACGAGCTGCTTCGGGGAGTTGGTAAGAGTAAGGCCCGAAACCTCATAGTTATTGATGTAGAATTTAGTGCCGTCCACATAACACAACGAATCCTTTGAAATAAGTCCGTTCGGACTATGTGTTACGGGACTTGCAGAGGAGGGGTACTCATATGTGCCACGCTTTACTCTCGGAGAGAGTACAGGATAAAAAGAAGAGGTGAGATTCTTCATATCGTAGAACTCTCCGTCATTGATTCGGATATTGTGATTGTATCCACCGAATGTTTCGATAGCATCTCTTGACGTTGCTATCTCGTTCAGCTTGGAATAGTTCATAGTATCACCTCATCTCTTAAAAGAACTTTACTTTTACACCTATCGGCATATGGTTTCGGTTGTAGTCCCTTGAAAAGTCTCCGAACATCTCGTTAAACTTTATGATGCTGTTGTTGTAGTTCGCATACTCTCTGTTGTTGTAGTCTATCTTGGACTCAAGCCAAAAGATATAAGCATCCGTGTACGGCTCACAAATGAGCATAGTTGTCGAAAGGTCAGTATCATCCGTATATCCGTTAAAGACAACACTCTCGCCGTCTTCGTGTGTGTCAATGATTTTCTTTTTTACGGTGCCGTCAAGAGTGGACAGCCATGCAATCTTCTGCGATTGGCTGTATGTGTTGGGTTTAAGCTCATCAACCTTGTTAATGGCTTCAATGATGGTCATCGTGTATACCCCCTTATTCAAGAAAAGGGGAGCGTTTCGCACCCCTATTTCTTATTGATTTATGTTATCTCTGTTTCTTGCTTTCGTATTCGTAAATGTACTGATTCATGTTTTCCTGCTGCTCAAGGATGAGTGCAACGGCTTCGGGAACATCAACGGCAACGCCTCTCTTGATGAGGAATCGTCTGTCGTTTACCCACACAACCACATCTTCCTGGTCTTTGTTTTCACGAGGAATGCGAATTGTTACGAGTTTGTCCATTACGGAAGGTTCGATTTCTTTAACGGTTTCCTTAACCTCTGCGGTTTCGGTTGCTTTGTTTGTATTAGCCATATATTAGCCTCCTAAATTGAAAGAGGGAGAGGGGGAAAACCCCTCCCCCCACAGTTATTAGTTCTCGGATGCAATCGCAGAGTATCTGCTGGAGCAGGACTCTACTCTTACGATGTAATCGGGAATGAGAATCTTTGCGGTTTTGATTGCTTTCCAACCAACGGAAGAACGCTGGTCGAGAGGGTCGGACGTACCGGCAGAACCCTTCTGCTTAACGATGGTCTGCAAGCCGCCGCCGGTGATTTCGGTAACGCCGTATGCGCCGTCTGCGATGAAGAGGGTGGAGAATACTGCACCGTCTTTGCACTCGGTTGCATAAATCTTGGTGTTATCTGCAACGGCAGGAAGAGTGGTGGATTCAAAGGTTACGGAAGTGGTATCGTTGTCGGTTACACATACGAATACGCCGCCGACATTGAGGTACTTGCCGATAAGAGCATCAGCCTCTACGGTTACGCCGTCAAAGTTGAATGTGGTCTTTGCGCCTGCGGTGATGGCACCGTTCAGAACGAGGTAGTTAACATCGTTGCCGGATGCATCAGTACCGAGTTTAACATTGCCGCCTGCGAATACTTTAGCCTCGGTGGACTGTACGAAACGAACACCGCCGATTTCACCGATTTCACCGGTGTAAAGGTTGGTGGTGTCTTTGTACTGATGGGGCTTTTTCCACTCTTCGTCTCTCATCAAATCGTATGCTACATAGGGATGCACGATGGCAACATAGTAGCCGTCGATGGCAGGAGCATTGCAAGCACGGAGCTTTGCAACTACCTGATTGATGGTATCCACTTTAAGAACAGCGGTCTTGTCGAGGTCTTTACGTGCAGATACTGCGGTTTCGGTAGTGCCGCTCCACTTGGATGCATAGGACACGTTAGTGCCTGCATTCAGCACGTTACGAGTAACAGTATCAAGGGTAAGACCAGCCTGTCTGCCGAGCAACTTGGTTGCTTCAACGATGGTGTTATCAATTGCGGTCAGTTCGAGAACATCGGACTGAGAAATGTAGTCACCATACTGAGAAACGGTTGCGGTCATAGAGGTAACGGTAAGGTCGCTTCCGGCAGGGGTAACACCCTCGGTCAAAGCGGTCATTGCTTTGGCAAGGGGAGCGAACTTACGGAATTCGATGGTTTTGCCGCTGCCCTGAGGAATAGGTCTCTTCTGACCGAACTGGTCGTGAACGAGATTTGCCTGTGCCTCGTCAATGAGAGTCATATCATAGAATGTCTTCATTTCGGGGGACAAGGAATCCTGAGTGGTTACCTGGGTTGCGAAAAGCTGAAGGTTAATGGTGTAAAAGTCTTTCATTTTTATAATCTCCTTATCATTTTTGTGATGTTTTGATGAGGAGATGAAGGATTATCAGAATCTAATCTTCTCTCCTCTTGCGACTCTGCGGATGATTTCCGCACGGTCTTCTTTGGAGAGCTGTGACACGTCGCTCTTCACTACTGCCGATGCCTGCGAAGAGATGCCGTTCTCGTTCGGTCTTGCGCCGTTTGCAATGATTTTGTTTGTCAGTTTCTGCTCCACCTGTTTAGCGGTGAACTGCATTGCAGCAGGGATGATTTCATCCTTGTGAAGTACCTCATAAGCAGTTCTGACATCAATGTTGTTCTTGAGCAAATCAACAAAACGAGAGTTCTGCAATTCAGCCTGCAAGTTGAATGAGGGATATACACCCTTGAGGGCTTCCGACTGATTCATCCAAGATGCATAGATTTTATCAGCATTATCCTTAACGGTCTGCTCTTGCATCTTTCTCTTCAGTTCTGTGTTTTCCCTCTCCATCTTCTTGATGGTTTTGAGCTGTTCAACGGTTATGCCCTTTTCGAGAGCCTCGTCCTCATAGTAGGCATCGTCTTCTTCGATAGCCTTATTGAGTCCTTTAATGTCGGTTGAATCAACTCCGTATTTCCTTGCAAGCATCTCAAGGGTGGGAGTCAGCTCGTTGTATCTGTCAACGGTCTCCTTTGTACTCTTGAGTCTCTTCTGAATGGTATCCTGCATCCGGGCATCGTAAAGGTCTTTGTACTCACCTTTGATGAGTTCCTCAAACTTTGCGGCTCTGTCTTCGGGTGCAATCACACTATTCTCACCGGGTTCTTTTGTCTGTGCATCGGCGGTCTGCACCTCGTCTTGGATGCCGTATTTGACACCAGCAAGAGAGTTTTTAACGCCCTTTGTTTGCGAGTCGGGAACACTCGCCGTTACACCTGTTGCTCCTGCCGCTCCTGTGCCACCATCTCCTGCTCCTGTGCCGGATGCTCCTGCACCCTCACCGAAAAGCTGGAGGTTTATGGACGGCAAGAATAAATAATCATTTGACATATGCTGTCCTTTCTGTCCGTATAGTGGACGGGTCTTTTTTATGTATGGTGAGTTATTCGGCATTTCCGAACATCTCAACCGAAACATACTTTGGATAATTGTGTGCGAGCAGCTGATAGCCTGTCTGAATGACAAGGTATGTGTGCAAAACCTCCGCATATGCCCCATCGGTTTTTGCTCTGCAATTGATGACTATGTGTCCGTCCTCAATCTTTATTTTGGGTTCGGACTTGAGTAAGCCTCTCATATTTGCGACCTTAATATTCTGCGCCAATGTATAGGCAAGGATGGTTGCCGCAGAGCATACGATGTCCTTGCCTTTCTCGGCATAGCAGGAATGTCCGGTGACAATCAAGGATGCATATTTGGTTTTCTCATCCATGCTGAACTTTGCTTTTGTCATTATGGGCCTCCTTGATTAGGTGGGAGAGGTGGAGTCAGCCACTCTCTGTCTTGCCTTCTTTGTTGTGGCTGCTTCTTCACTCTTGGCATTGCCGCCGAGAGCCTCGGTCTGCTCCGTGTTCTGCGGATTGATTCCCGGCATTTGGAAGCCGTACT